TCTTAAGAAGCTGCTCGATCATCTCCAAGAACTCGTAACAGGAAAGGGAGAGCTGGTTGAGAAATTTACAGTTCCAAACAAGGTTATAATCCCGTGTGATCGGTGCGATCATGCGAACGGCGACAGATGTTCATTTGATTATCCCGAGGCGTTCACATCAGAAGCATACGATTGCTCCATGTTTATAGAAGAGTATAAGAACGCAAATCTGGTTAAGTGAGAGCTGTTTTACAGAAAGTTTCCATTACCAAGCCGTTCGATACGGTATAACAACAAGTTAAACAGTGGTAAAGATAGCGAGCGGCGCTGTGATAAATTGATCCCGCTTTCCTTTATGCCATGCGTAAACAAGAACCGTCGATCAAAGAATTCGACATCTTCAGCAACCACAAGGGGGCGTGGGGTTATCTGTGTACGGTAGAAGCAAATAGCTTAAATGATGCAAAACTAATTGCGATGAGGGACAATGGAATCTACCATCACAACCAAGTCTCAGTTTATCCGAAAAAGTAATTTGTGTTAAACCCTGTACAGGGTGGTGGCTGTGTGCTACCATCCCATCAGGCGGCACCGGCCTTTAACGTGGCGCACACACTTCACTCTGTATCTACATGACCATCAAAACCTCCGATCTGGTTTCCCTCGGTGAGCGTGCTGCCTCGGCGTGGGATGAGTGCGACCAAGCTCTAGCTGCACTGAATCAAGCCTTCGGCACTCCCTTTGAGGCTGCCAAAGATAACTTGCTGCGCGACATCACAATCGCAGAGTCCGAAGGGATTGATCTCTCGGTCTTCAGCGGAACTGACAGCCGCTTCAAGTTTCCTGACCTGCGCACGAACATCGTTGTTCGGATCTCTCGTAAACCCACGCCGCACACCAAACTCGAAAAGCTCGCCGACAAAGTGGCGAAGCTGGAACAAGAACTCAAGGTTGCAAAGCTTCAACTCAAGCACACTGCCGAGCAACTTGTAGCCCAGCGTGAGTGCGACGAGCTCACCGACAAAATCACTCTGGCGTTTACCCGTCTCAAGTAATGCGTAGGAAACTCGAAGACTTCGCTCTGTTCACAGCAGCCAGCATCATCATGGCTGTCACCGCTTTCGGTGCTCTCGGGATCAACCCCGGCGAGGCTCACCACTCTAAAGACTGCGGATCAACACAAAGTCTTGACGCTAAGTGCGCTAGGCACTAGTTTAGATCAGAGCTTGCGCTCCAGTCCCTTGTATGATGCAGGGGACTTCTTCTACCCTCCACATCGGCACACATTTAACTAAGTATGAACCACTACCTTCTGTCCTGCTCAATCTCTGCGGACGTTCGCCAATCAGTTCAGATCAAGTTCGACGACCTTAAACTTCCTCAACAGGTTATCGACACACTCGAAGCCAATAATACCGTCAGCATCCGCCCGCACTTATCGAATGCGCTGAAGGGTAAACTCGATGCGCTTCGTGTAAAGCAGCGACAACTGTACGATGCTTACTGCATCCATTACGGTGATGCTCACTTCGTAACCGCTTCTTACTTTCAGGAAGCAAACGCGATGATTAAAGAGATCAAACGTGATGCTGAGGTTTACAACGCAGAACTTAAAGATCTGTGGGAGAGCGAGTACACTCGTTGGCAAGAAACAGCTAACGGTATTCTTCGCCCGCTGTTCTCTGAAGACATCGAATACTCCATCGCATTCGATGCGTACATGCGGTTCTTCCCCACGCGGGAAGAATATCGGAAACCGATTCGCGTCTCCGTTCTCGGTCCACTTCCTGTCTCGCTGCAGAAAGTAGAGGCTCCTATTGAGGGAGACATTGATTCCGTTCTTGCTTACGAGAATGCAATCAACACACAACAAGTTTTAGAGGCGGCCAAAGCTTCTGCGTCTGACAAAGCCCTGACACTCGGTGCACAACTGCTGGACGATCTGGACGTACGGAACGTAACTAAGATCGGACGTCAGCAAACAGGTTCGGAAAAGAAACGCGGCAGCTGGCAAATCACTGCGGAGAAACTCAAGCTCATCAGCAACAGCGTTCCTACGTTCAGCGATCTGGCTGTGTTGGCTGATCGTCTTCTGCAATCAGGGAACAATTTACAATCCCCTGACCGTGGCGTGCGCACGAAAGCAGTAGAAGACTTCTACGCAGTACAGGAAGAGATCCGTACGGAGCTCTCTAACATCTGTAACAGCCACAGCAACTCGCAGGGTCTCGAAAAGCTGCAGCACTCTCTTGCACTTAGCTCCGAGTACAAACTGCTGTGTGAAAAGATCAAGACGGTTGAAAGTGCTAATGCTCTCAACCTTTTGGTCAAAGACGCCAACACCGAGATCGACATCTACGAACAACGGTCAAAACAGCTTCGTAAGCTCATCGCCCAACGCCGTGAACTTATCCAGGCTGCAGGCGAAAACCTTGACGAACTTATCGAGGACATCAACGCACAACCTGAACAACAGTTGGAGGCTGACTTCTGATGGACAGAAAAGTTTACGTGTTCAAGACACACAACGGATACTTATCCGACATTGATCATTACACGCACGATGCAGCGCGAGCAGTATCGTTCGTCGATCTTGATTCAGCGGTCACACGTCTGGCTGCAGTCAGTGGGGTAATCAACCAACCGATCTCAATCGAAGAAGTTTCACTTCCATTCCCTCTTCCTTTTCCTAAGCAAATCTGATGAACGACCAACTTTTCGGCAAACTTCAAAACTTCCGTGGTGCACTCAACGCTGCCACGCTCGAACGCGAGCACGTTATCGACGGTCTGCTCGCCTCCGTTATCTCAAAACAGAACGCCTTCTTGCTGGGTGCTCCGGGTACAGGCAAGAGTGATCTAGTTCGCAGTGTATGTAAAGGTATCAAGGGCGCCAATTACTTTGGTTACCTCTTGACACCTACGACCGATCCCAGCGAATTGTTTGGTCCTGTCGCGGTCACCAAACTACTTAAAGATGAGTACACACGCGATGTGGATGGCTACCTACCATCCGCACACATTGGTTTCCTAGACGAACTGTTCCGCAGCTCATCGGCAATCCTTAACTCTCTCTTGTCGCTATTGAACGAACGGACGTTCAACAACGGTAACCAAGTGATCGAAACTCCCCTGCAGTCGATCATTGCTGCAACAAACAGCTGGCCGCAAGAGGAGTCACTTCAAGCTTTCGCGGACCGCTTCTTGTTCCGTCCGACAGTAGAGATGCTGAAGAAACCAGTATCCAAACGGACATTGGATGAGTGGGCGCTGGGTATCGAAGATCGCCCACAGGTTGGCGAGTTTCTGACACTTTCCGAACTGAAGGAGATTCAAGAAGCTGCGAAGAAGGTAAAGGTATCTGATGACTTCTTAGACAAGTTCAACTCGGTGTGGCAGATGCTCGCACAACGGAGCATCACGATCTCTGACCGCCGCCGTGTTCAGATTCTTAAATTCCTCCGAGCATGGGCAATTGTCCAGGGCGATGAGGAGCTGTACCCTGAGCACATGCACAATAGTCTTGTACACATTGTGTACAACGATCTCGAAGATCAAAGCACTATCATCGAGATTCTGGAGCAGGAAGTTCCCACGGCTGAGCGGTTGTTTGCTGATGCGAAGCGAGCGGCAAGCGGAATCATGACCGAGTTTGCAGCACTACGCTCCAGACAGCAGCAGAACAGCATCGGCTCCCTTAACGATCTCGTCGTTCATCTCCGTAAATACCATAAGGATATGAACACGGTCAGGGACAAAGTAGATGAGCTTCTTGATGGATCTCGCATTCGTATGAGCATGGCTGTCAGATCCAGAGCCGTTAAGCTCTCTCAAAACCTTCAGAACAACTGCGACACAATCGCTCAAGCCCTCAACGAAATCACTCACTAACCATGAATCTCCAGAAGAACTCTGAGTTTGTTCGTCTTGTAAATAACGAGCCGCTAACCCTAGTGTGCTCCGCTCTCGCAGACTTCCTTTGGGAAGATTTTGTCCGCGACACAAAGCCTAACGTTACCTACCTCGTTAACACTTACAACATCAAACAACTCTCTAGGTTCGGTAAGGAGGTATTCGAACGTCTATACAGTGCTGACGAAGTTAAGTGGCTAATCAGCGACGAAGACTTCGAGCAATACTTCAGGGCAATTTGTAACGGTGATACAACTAAAACACCTAAGGGCTACAAACCGGAGAACGCTGTCTGGTATTCGATCATGGGAGATCTTTCCCAGGCTGCTGCGTGGCCCACGCTGATCCAACGCTGCGTGGGCGAGCAGTTCAACTCCGGGAACAATGCAGTGCGCATCCTCAACGAAATCTCAAAAGTGATTGAGGAAGCAATCCAGCAGAACATGTTCGATGTTCAGCTGCTGGTGGGCTCCGGTGATCAATTGCAGGAGCTCCGGGACCAGTACAACAAAGCTGTACAGAACGGAGACAAGGCTGCAGCGAACGAAGCTCGGATGCAGGGTAAGGAGTTGGGGCAGCGTATTCACGACGCGCTGCAGAATGTGAAGTCTCAAGTACAAGCAGAAGCGAACACGATCGTCGATAAAGTTCTCGGCGAGAGTGACGAACAGAACGAAGATATCAGCAACCTGTTCGGCTCGATGCCCGGTAACGGAAAGATGCTGAGTGACCTACAGGAAAAGAGGAATCTCGCTAACCGCTTGAGCAGGAACAGAACACTCAAGCAGATTGCTAAGAAACTCGGTGCGTTACGCCGGGTATGGACTGAGAGGAAACGAGCCAAGCCTGCGAAAGCTAACTACGAAGCGGTAACAGGTGCGAAGTTCAGTGACAGCGTGATCAACGCCTTCCCCACGGAGCTTGCGCTGGCTGGCTCGAAGGAAGGTCAAGCCCTGTTTGCTCTCAAGTATTCGCAGAAGACGATCCTCACCAAAGACTACACAGCATCCAGAACGGACTTGGGGCGCGGTCCTGTGATCATGTACGTCGATGTGTCGGGGTCGATGCACGGAGATCTGGAGCTTTGGAGCAAGGCAATTGCCTTAGTTATCTCTGAGCAGGCACTGACTGACAAGCGCTCTGTGCACATCCATCTGTTTGATACGGTTGTGGGTCACAGTGTTGAGGTAAAAAGTGGCACACCAAATACGAAGGAACTGATTGACTTCGTTGCGGGATGGACGCTGGGTGGGGGCACAAGCTTCAACGCCGTGCTGGCCCACGTGGTGAGTCAGAAGGAGAACTTGAAAAATTCCGACATTCTGGTTCTCACCGACGGGAATTCGGAGGCAAGCCCCGCTTGGATTTCCAGGGTAGATAGTTTGAAGCAGGAAACCGGCGCACAGATAACTACAATTTGTCTGGATATGTCTGTGCCTGAAGTTTGCAAACGGTTCAGCGATGAGACTTACTCTGTAGATACATCGAATAACATCGATTCAATCGATGTAATTCAAAAGTGTATAAGATGAGTGAGGAATAAAACTATGGATAATGTGTTCAAGGAGTTAATAGAGGAGTATCACGAGAGATCAAACGGCGCCAATCTCGTAAACAGTAGCGGCCCGGAGGCCCCGGGCGAGTTCTTTTATGACAGCGAAACAGGAAAGCTGTACATAGCTGGCGCCGATGATGAAGGCGAATTAAAGTGGTTTGCACTCTGATGGACGTCTCATGTACTTAGATACAATCCAGGAATCCTTAGAGCAGATTAGAAAAGAATATGAGACACACGAAGGAGGAATGCAAGACCTTCTCCGGTGGGTACAGGAGATCCTAGAAAGAGAGTTGATGAATAAGAAACCTGGGCAGTACTCAAAGTTCGATTATCACGGCAACTTAATCCTGTACGACTGCCCGTCAAAAGAACCAGGCTGCGGTTTCTTCTTAATCTCAAACGACAAAACAAACATGGAATACACTTATGTAATAGCAGATACGCTAGGTGAGCAATACGGCATGTCGGTCACTGACGAAGATATAAAATTGACAATCTTAGATCTGAAGGAGCTCGCCATAAACTTCGTAACCGAGTTCTTCCAATTCAAGCTTTACTCATCAATCGCTTGCGAGGGTTTCGAGACCTGAGCAAACACCCGAGTAATGGGCTAGTATGCGCCTTGTCATGACTCCCAACCTTCTTTGAACATGGCTTTTCAATTCCTTCTAAACGGCACCCCTCTGGATGCTGGCGACGCTGCCACGCTCATCAAAACCGTGAAGAACAGCCGGTCCGCTCCGACCATTGAGCTGAGCGAAGTCTTCGATATTTCGAAGCTCGATAGCAAAGCATTGTTCGAGATGGCGGTCGATATGGGATCGCAGGAGCTGGCATCGCTGGCTTGGAAGATCTCCGTCGGCAAGCCAACGAAAAAGATGAAAGCCGGTCGCCCGGCTGCCCAGAAAACAGTCTGGGAAGGTCCGGAGGCTCTGATTGAGGAGCTGCATAAGTCCCAGTCCTACTGGGCTGTGGGAGCAGCGATGATCCTCGATTACTTCTCCGAACTCAACGACTGGAGCACTCTTCGGAAGATCGCCATCTTCTACGTAAACGATATTGATGCGTCAGACAACAAAGTCCCGCACGATTCCATTCTGTACAAAGGATTTACGTGGTCCGAAGAGCTGGATATGTTTGATCCGTTGGTGCTCCGGGCAGGGATTGATCGTAAAGATACGTTCCACGTCAGCCCGATGTACCTGTCCCTTCGTGAAGGGATGAACTGGTGCATGAAGAACGGGCTCGTAGAGCAGAAGTCCCAAGTGTCGTACGGATCGTTGGATGGGGCGAGCGGCAACACGATGCAGCGCGTGTACTACAACCTCCGACTGACGAAGCGGGGGCAAGACGTCAGTCTCCTTTGGGCAGACTCGAACGAGTACATCCTTAACTTCTTCGCCTCTCGCCGCCAGGGTTCCTGAGCTGGTTCTCGATAGCCCGAGTAGACTGCAAGCCTCGCTTCGGCGGGGCTTTTCATTTCTCTATCATCATTTTCCTCATGCAGGTTCGTTACATCCAAACAGCCGAACAGTTCCAGGAAGTTCTGCCTGAATTGAAGCAGATTCCGAAAATGTGTTTGGACTGCGAAACAACGGGCCTGCAAGCAACAATCGCAAAGCTTCGCTTACTGCAGCTCTGTGATGCCACGCCGGATATTGAGGATCGTACGGTTTATGTTCTAGATCTCTTTAAGTTCGAACCAAACGAAGAGCTCAAGGAACTTATAGAGTCCCGCGCCATGCTCCTGGCGCACAACATGAACTTCGACTTTCAGTTCCTCCTGTCCATCGGGATTGATTTCAAAAACAAGATCTTCGACACGTACGTCGCAGAGCGCGTTCTTCGTTCTGGCTTTAAGGAGAAACGGGTCAGCCCTAAGTCTCAGACTACGTACTTTACAGATGTCAGCTGCAGCCTGAAAGCTGTGGCAGAGCGCAGGCTCGAAATCGAAATCAGCAAGGAGCAGCAGAAATCAGACTGGGGCGCCGAAGAACTCGACATCGAACAGATCGAGTACGCAGCAGGAGACGTTGACATCCTTCCACGCATCGCAGCATCCCAGCTGGCCGAACTGAAAGAGGAGAACCTTCTATCTGTTTACGGGCTCGAATCTAAGTGCATCCGCCCCGTGGCAATGATGAGCTACAAGGGATTCTGTGTCGACTTGGCTAAGTTAAACAAGCTCAAAGCATCTATCGAAGCAGAACTGGAACAGAAAACCGAACAGTTCGTTAAATCGCTGGACGATAGACTTCCAGCAGGTCTGAAACTTCCTCGGGGAATTGACGGAAAGGTCGCAGTCGGTAAGAGACCGAAAAAGGATTTTAATCCTGGATCCACGACGCAAGTTATTTCCGCCTTTACTGCTTGCGATATCGAGCTGCCTAGAGACGCCAAGACGGAGAAGAAAACCCTCAATCAAATTGCTCTCGCAGAGTTCGATAGCGACGACCCCACGCTGAACCTTTATAGGCAGCGTGTAAAAGTAGAAACAAAACTGGAGCACATCACCAAGCTGCTGGAAAATGTAAATCCAGTGACGCTGCGGATTCACTCTGGCTACAACCAGACAGGGGCAAACTCAGGACGCTTCACGAGCAACGGCGCCCCGAAAACAGCTAAAAGAGAAAAGAAAACAGTTTTTGCAGTCAATATTCAGCAAGTCCCTAGAGGTAAAGAATTCAGGGAGTGCTTCGTCGCTGAGCCGGGATTCAAACTTGTGATCTGCGACTGGGCTCAGATCGAGCTGCGGCTCGGTGCGGAGCTGATCAACATCCCTCAGATGCGGCAGGCGTTTAAAGATGACATCGATTTACACACAATGACTGCTAGTCTTATCTACAAAAAGGACTTACACGAAGTGTCTAAAGATGAACGACAAGATGGAAAGACTCTGAACTTCGCCTTGCAATATGGAATGGGTTATCGTAAGTACAAAACATATGCGGCACAGAGTGGTCGCAATTTAAGCTTGTCGGAAGCTAAAGTGGCGCACGCTGCTTTCCACGCTGCGTATCCGCGTTTGAGAGAGTGGCACAGGGAAAGAGCTTCCCTCGTTGAGGACGGCTGGGCTTACGTCAGAACAGCTTGTGGTCGGAGACGCTTATTAAGTTATGACGATGCGACAATGATGTGCTCCGCAAACACATTAATCCAAGGAAGTGGCGCAGATATCTTAAAAATAGCTATAGCGGAAATAGGCCCTCATTTAAACGATAGTGTAAGAATGGTTGCGTGTATCCACGATGAAATCGTTTTAGAAGTATCGGAAGAAAAAGCAGAAGAATATAAAATAATGCTAGAGAACATAATGAAAAATGCAGCTTGTACAGTGCTTAAAAACGTTCCTGCAGCAGCGGATGCTAATGTAGGCACTTCGTGGGCGGACAAATGACAAGAGCTCCTAAGAAATTCGAAGAATGGGTCTACTCTGATCCAACAAGCAAAACGGGTCTTCGCTGGCTGCCTGGTCAAAAGTGGAGGGAAGCTCACACAGAAGCAGGGGGTATAAACCCTAGAACAGGATACGCCGTCCTAACAATTAAAGAAAACGGGAAAGATGTAAGATTTACGTGTCACAGGATTGTATATTATTTAGAAAAAGGAGTGTGGCCGGACAAAAATAGAATCAATCATAAAAATAGAATTCGTTCGGATAATTCTATATCTAATCTAGAGTATATAGAGGGATCCGAAAAGGAAGTAGAATCCATACAGAAAATCGATAGAAGGAATAAAGGGGACCTACCTAGGTATGTCTCTTGGAATAACCGGGATAAACGTTATCAGGGGTCTATAAGATTAGATGGTAAAAGAAAATCACTAGGTTACTCTAAGTGTATTAATACATTACACAAAAAAGCTATAGACATAATAAACACAGAGTACAACAGAAATTTCGAATACACCTTCGTCCAAAGCTGTAATTTTTGTGTACGATGTCCCCACACGGATTCTGATCAGGAGGAGTAATTATGCTACAACAGGTTACTAAGGATCTAAATAAAGAATTGGTAGTAATAAAAACATCTCTAGGATACATCTCCTTAGTAGATGGTGACGATTGTTTTTACGTTTGTCCGGAAATTTTTGAATCCCCCTTGAAGGCAAGTAATAATGCAAGAGCTCTAAAAAAGAAGCACAACATTAAAAAAAAGGTAAAACTGGACACACCTCTAGCGACAAAACGAAAACCAACTAAGATAGCGAAAGTAAATTCCCTCTACACCGAGGAGGAGATGTCCTCGCGCCCCCATTTAAGATTCCGAGAGGTCTGGGTGATCCTGAGCCCACGCGGGGAGTTTGTCGAAAAAGCAATCGAGAACGCGACTCTCGTTCAATATCAGACGGACAGAGCGAAAGCTGAGATATTTAAAAGCTACGAGGATGCTCTGTTTAAGTTAAAGACACTCGATATGGTAGTTAAGAAAGGTCACTACCTGCGTAGATTTTTCGAAGAGATGAAGTAACAAGATAGCGATCAAGTAACAGGCACGCGATTTAACGCTCGAAAACTTGCTACGATCGTAAGAGATAGAGTTTAGTCGCGTGGCTGTTCGGCGCCGTCCTTCCTACGGATTTTCGTTAGCAGGTACCTCTTTTGGTGTGAGCCCGGAAGCGGGGGTCTCGAAAAGCACGCTGGCACAGTTGTTTCCCGAGCTGGACTTTGGTTCCACAGCAGCTGCCGCAAAACCAGAAGAAGTAGAAAAACCAGACGAAACTACCCCAGCAACACCTAACACCGGTGTAGCTGCGATCGGACCTGAAGAAACCGTGCCTGGATCCGAACTCCAGAAATACAACCTCGAAGGGAAACTTACATACGGAGCACCTTTTAATATCCAGTTCGGTCCTACTGGACCTCAGGGACGAGGTAGTCGTCTCGGGTATTCCGGAAGTGCTCCGACTCAAACTCCTGCTGGGATGACGACCCCGACACAGGTGGGGGCTTCCTCTCAATCCTCGGTTGCGCTTCCGCAATATGAAATGCCGGAGTTTGATTACTCACCCTTCGAAAGTCTGCTCGAACAAGGTCGCGGTATCCTGAGCAGCATTCAAGAGGCAGCTAAGGGTATGACAGCTGCTCAACAAATGGAGCCCGGCGCCGCTGAACCAACGAGCACCGAAGCCCCGACCGCGCCCACGGCTGGTCCCGCTGCAGCCTCAACGGTTCCGGTCCGGCTCCAAGTTAAACAAGCTGCTGAAGCTGCCGGCGGCGCAACTAATCTTGGTAAAACTGGCGTCCAAGGTCTGCTGTCCCAGGGCGTCGATCCCACCCAAATCGAGAAACAAGCTCGCGCTGCAGGTGTGTCACTCGGCAGCAAAGCACAGAGTGCTGTCGACCGTGCACAAGTCCAGGCAATTGCGCAGGCTCCCACAAATCTCAAAACCCAAGTTCAGCAAGTCGCGAAAGCCACGGATGCCGGAAGGATCACACAAGCCGGTGCTCAGGCACTGATTGCTAGCGGTGCAAGCGCAGCGCGTATTGAAAGGGTTGCCGAAAAACAAGGCATCGATATCGGCAAGCAAGCTCAGCAACTCATTAACAAAGCGCAAGATAAAAAAGGTAAGAAGTGAATCAGTACTCAATTGAACTTGAACGTAATAACAAAAAGTTAGTCCTCGCCGTCCAATCCAACGACACAGCTCATGTCCAGGCACAAGCCGTGGATATCTGTAGAGCTGTAGATGCTACACAATATTCTATAAGCTACGAACAAATCGAAGAATCTGCTTTAGCTAAGTTGTTCCGCGACTTAGCGTTTAATAACTTCGAGTACACGAAGTGTTTCGAATGGCAGGGTTCCTTCTCAAACAAACAACCTTGTTTTTACGTATTCGGAAAACGAATATACGCCCGTTATTCGATTCTTCAATATCTGGACATCCCTAAGGACAACTACTACCCAAAGCCACGCTGCGGCAATCCGCAGTGCATCAACCCGCTGCACTTCGATTACAAATCAGCTAAGCACTCCAAACTATCGCCAGGCGACATCGAAATCCTCAAAGCACAACGACGCGAGGGAGCCAGCGTAAACCAGATCGCCAAAATTTTAAAAGTACACAGAGCAACTATATACAGGCACTTACAACAAGTAGCCTGATTTAACCCCAAACCGTTCAGGGACTGATACCATGGTGCGGTTCGACTGCGGTCGGACACCCAAACCAAACCGGAACCATGAACGTTTTTATCCTCGGCCTTCGGGTCACAGCGAGCGCCGCTGAAGACGACGGAACTGTAAATGTACTTGCAGAGTCCCTGCCTTCAAACGAAAAACGCGTTGCGACGAAGGTCCAGCTTCTGCAAAAGGCTGACCACTACGTCGGCAAGCTGCTGAAGAAATTCGAAGAAGGGCAAACCATCCTGGCGATTGGTCCCACGCGGCCAACTCCTGATGGTGTGCTGCAGATGCAGCCCATGCTCGTGGTGACTGAGGAGAACTTCCAGGACCTCCTGGCAATCAACCTCTTTATCGCAACCGGCGGCTTGGGTCCCAAAGCTGAGGAGATGGAGATCGGTGACAACACCGTCACCAATAGGTCTCTCGCATGGCAGACCGAAGACCAAGAAACAGCGTGGATGAAGCTATCCGCCTGGGGAGAGCTCTCTGCTCAACTCGCTGAGCTGGCTCCCGGAACTCCGACGATTGGTGTGGGTAAAGTCTCAACCTCCGAGAAGGACGATAAGTCTTACCTCAACTACAATCTGGATAAGGTCCTTTACCTGCCTAAGGCATCACGTAAAGCACCTGTAAAAGCAGCCGACCCCGAAAAAGGGAAGGTTGCCGCTGCTGCTCTCGGTTCGATCGACTTTTCCCTCTGATCCTCACTGACCATGTTTATCGCTGGTGATTTTTCGGAATCCGAAATCCTCTGCAACATTCCGCCTCATACTCTGCGTATCGATCTTCAAGCTCGCCGCTGGAAGTCCGATGTTGATCCCGACAACGCAATCGTAGACCGCAACGACAACGGTATTCCCATTGAGTTCATCCTCATTGGATTCACGCCGTACTTTGGAAACCTCGGGATGCGTAACCAGGAAGAGTTCCTGCGTATAGCGTACATCGGTGTGTCTCCCAACCACAGGTTGCTTCCGCCTCGGTGCATCACGACTTCGATGATCTCTGGCAAGTCCAGCCAGAAGAATTTCATCGCCTACTTCCAAACCCTGTATAACAACCGCATTAACTGTGCGTCTATTATCACTTCAACTAAGTTCGTGACCCGCTCCTTTAACGAGCGTGATCCGATGACCGGTGCCGACGGGGCGAAGATCAACTTCAATTGCCTGGACTTCAGCGACCGTCCGGCTCAGAACGACGAAGAGGAAAAGCTCCTCAAAGACGTGTCCGAGTGGCTGGCTAAAGACGGAACAGGCATGGCGGCAAACGCACTGAAGAGCAGCATCCCTGGTGCTGATCTGATCGAACTGCCTTTGGGCAGCGATCACGCTGCGCTCAAAGCTGAGTTTGCGTCCACGCGGGGCCAAGCTCCTGAGCGTACGTTTGCTGCATCCGAACCCGAAGCCAAAGCTCTGAAGTCCGCTGAACCTCCTTCACCGAAAGCGAAGAAGGTAGAGCTAACCGAAGAACAAGCAAAAGCACTCGGAATCGATTTTTGAGCTAACGTAAAAACGAAGCCAAGGCAGCGGTCTTTCTCGGAAGGCCGCTTTTATTATGTACCTCAACTGCATCTCAACAAAAATAAAGCAAGATGGTGAATGGGTAAGCCTTTTCGTAGAGGACGTGGGCTACGCGTACAACGTGGGTCTTGCGATTCACAAGTCGAGACGTGCGGCGAACGATTGGTATCGAAACCGCAAGAACAAAAGAGCTCGCTCAGTTCTTACAAAACAGGGACCTCGCTCACTGGCTGCCTTACGTACAGCACTAGACATATTAAAGATTCACTTAGAAGTTACGACCGCCAAACCCCTCATGATTATGCCCAGTACAAAACGAACCGCTGCCTTAGCTAAGTACCTCAAACGACTTGGGTTTAAGGAGTATCCACAGGGTGAGCAACCTCTCTACTTGCTAATAACTCGTCAAACGCCGGGAGAATAACTTTGTTCCTCGCACACCACGAGGCGAGGCTGGAAAACAACCGTTTGTTGATCAGAGACTGCTTATGCACCATCTCAAAGATCTGGAGAAGCCCGTCCTTATCTAACTTCTTCGCATCCATCATCACTCGATTATGTAAGAACTCCTGTTCTTGGCTCATCCAATCGAGTTGCATACCGATAGAGCGGCTCCCTCAACGTTAATCACAAAAGCGGTCAGCGCTCAAGCTGTTTGCTAAGCTCCACACATTCTTCCGTTTTACGCATGGCATCGTTTTACACAATCCCTGAAGGCGTGACGCACCAACTGATTAAGCACAGTTACATCCAAGGCTCGATATTAGTCCCATATGATCCAAACGATACTCTGAGCAATCAGCTGCGAGCGCACAATTTTACAGTTACGACCAATAAGGACACTGATAACTTGGTTAACCCGATCTGGTGGACAACCATGCGGGACAAACAGTACGACTGGGTTATCGCGAACACAACAGGCATTAACGATTACAGTGAGTACATACTCGACTACGGAATACAAGTAGCTAAGGAAGGCATAGCTGTACTCGATAGGCTCTCATTCATCGAACCAGTTACAAAACGCAGGAACTTCCTGCTGTCGAACAAACTGTCGAACATGATCGTCTTATCGCCACGGCCTCGTTTCAGCTCGGTCAGTGCATCTCGTGATTCGGTCACAAGTTGCTGGTTTGTCTTCCAGCGTCCCGATAAGTGGATGGATGGCACACACGTGTCATACGCTGTAAATTGGGACGCAGCTCAAACGCTCCCGCCCCTCGATGACATCGCAATCAAGTAAACTTGAGAAGTTCCAGCGTGCTGTGTGCGATAGGTTAGATAGGACAAATGAAAAACTCGATCGGGTTATTGCCCTACTGGTATCAGCACAGCTCCTCGAAGAGTGCGTGTCCCCCGAGGGAGAGATCCGCGATGCCCAACAGTGCGCGGAGATTGTTGTTGAAAGTTATTCAGCAGGTCTTTGCCTCACCGAAGAGTTGACGAGCCGCACTCGGGATATCGAGTATCAAAAGTCCGAATTCTTTGTCGACGATGACGAAGATGAGGAAGAAGAGGATGATGATAGTGATGAAGATGATGGTCCTGATGAACCTCGACTTTTCTCGATGGCGTTCTGATTTAATCGACTAAGATGTGTCCAAGTTGACACATCTAACGTGTCCCAAACACGACTTACTCTCAACGGATTACGTCATTACAGATGTGATGGTGTTGATGTTCCGCTCCCTTCCGTAACAAGCGTTCTTTCTGCCACGCAGACCGAAGAAACGCGTAAGAAGCTAGCGCATTGGAACTTAGCTAATCCCGGTGCTGCTGATATGGCAGCAGAACGTGGTTCCTTTATTCATAACAGCGTAGAGAATCACATCAGAGGGCTGGCGGTAAGTCCTCCAGCTCAATACGCTCCATATTGGAAAGACGTACCAGAAAAGGTAGACGAACTTCTAGAAGGTGGTCGCGTTCTGTGGAGTGAGAAGCCCTATAACAAACCTGAGTGGCACAAATATGTCGGTGATGACGGCGTAGGCCGTCTTCACTTTTACGATCCGATCAAAGCTCAGGGGTACGCCGGGTGCCCTGACATCATCTACCAGGACGGAAACGGCGAATTAATCCTGGGTGATTTCAAAACCAGCAACGGTCCGTACAGTTATAAATTCCCCAGCGCCAAAGTCCAGATGGAGGACAAACTCCGAAAAGCTCTCGTATCTGGGGTTTTTAAATTGAAGAAAACTAAATTGCAGTTAGCTGCGTACGCAATTGCAGCAGAAACCTGCCTTGGAATCAAAATCAATAAAACTCAGATCATCGTAAGTACCGCAGTTCCTGAGTTTTCTGTTCAGGTATTTACTTTCGGACCAGAAGATCTGAAAAAAGACAAAGAAATGTGGTTTGAAGTCTTACGAAAGTTTTATGAGACTCGGCTTGCGTAGGCTCGGGTTTTTTGATTAAACCCCTGCACCCACGCGGGGATCCGTGGCACAATGGCTCTGCGCAGGGGAACCATGCTTTTTTTCTACTCCAAAAATCAAAAAGTTCGTCAGTTTGTAAACCCCAAAACTGGAAAGATAAATCCAGGTGGAAACTTCAGATCATTTAATGAAAACTGGAAAGCGTCAGAAGGAGACGCCGAGACGATTGTCAAGGCCACAGCAGCCGGTGACGGCTTGTGCGCGTGGCATCTGGTAAACGGTAAAAGAGTTAAAGATTCGACTGGTACGATTAAAGCTGGTCTGGTGATTATCGACATTGATAATCAAGCAGATCACAAAGATGAAAACGGAAACAAAGTACAGAAGCAAGAGCTAACTGTAAAAGAAGCTCTAGACCTGGATATATGTAAAAAGTACCTCAGCTTCGCGTACTACTCGCCAAGCACGACGCCAGAGTGGCCTCGCTTCCGTCTCGTTTTTGGACTCGAAAGACCCATTGTCGATGCTGATTTTTATCAGTGGTTCGTAAGGGAAATCGCTGAGCAGATCCCTGGATCAGACCGGCGAGCAACGCAGGCGGTCAACCTGTTTTACGGCGGTAAGTCCGAGCAAGATCTGATCTGTTGGTCACACAAATACATACCAGTTTCAAAAATCAACGAGGGGCTGCAGGCTTACAACCTGATTCCCAAGGAAGTCAAGCGAGACGACGACCCAGCAGAGGCGCTGGAGATCGACACCACGCCGGACGGGATCGACGTCGGGAATCTGCTGAGCTCCTCTGTCAGATCGATGCTGGATGGGGCTCCGGTGGAAGACCGGTCGTTCAGCATGACGGTTGCGTTGAAGGAGCTGATCGGTTGGGCCAACTGGCTTGGGGCTAATGAGCTGCCGATTAAGCAACGACCCCTTGACATGGCGCACCAAATATTCGAGAATATCTACGAGTACGACCCAGCCCTCGATGGCAAGTTCAACCGGATCCTCGGCAGCATCTCCGACGCATCCACGCTGCTCCCCGCTGTCGCCATGGCATCCGAGGAAGGCGAGTCCGCACCATGGAAAAAGATAAAATATGTAGACCGGGCTCTGTTTGACAGCAAGTGCCCCGAAGCGATCAAAGAACAAATCAAAGCCAAAAAACCAAAGCCGAGTAACTCGATCCTGAGCATCGAAGACTTCGAGATCGAAGCGACTCCTGAACCGACATTGACATTAACAGTCACAGAAGATCCCCCCGAAATGCCCTCCACCCCTCAAACGCCTGCGCAGTTGGTTCAAATTCAGAACAACAACAGGCAGTTCTCGGAAAACGACATCGCCGAAATCATCGTAAGCAATTACGGTGACAGCTTCCTATTTGATTCCAGTCTGGACGAGTTCTTTACATACGACAACGACGAAGGTATCTGGTATCTAAACGACGAACAACATATCAAACGGCGCATCGTAAGCACTCTGGATACATTCATCCAAGCTGGAGTGCTGCCACGCTACAACTCGGCAACCGTTAACTCGGTGTTCCAGCTGCTGAAAGCCAAGCTGCTGCGCTCAGTTCGGGGTGGTCGCTCCTCGATCTGGCAGACCAACAGAGGAAAGGTTGCTTTCGAGAATGGTGTGCTCGACACCAAGACTCTGGAGTTCAAGCCTGGAAATCATAAAGACATGTATTTCCAGACAAAGCTTGCTTTCCAATATGGCGAAGATCCCAACTGCCCGAAGTTCATCAACTGGTTGGAGTGGGCAGTCGGTGCCGACAAGGTGGTAATCATCCAGGCATTCTGCCGGGCTGTACTGACAGGATATACAACTGGAGAAAAATTCCTACACCTGATCGGTGCGGGTGGTTCCGGTAAGTCCACGCTGCAGCAGATTCTGATTGCTCTGGCGGGTTTCACGGGCACACATACATCTGACCTCGAAACGATTGAGACTAACCGCTTTGAAGCTCACAGCCTGATCGGTAAGCGCTTACTACTCCTGACTGACGAAGCTTCATTCAGCAAGCGGCTCGACACGCTCAAGAAACTGACGTCGGCTTCTGACACTCTGCGGGCAGAGCGGAAGTATGGAACCCAGATCATCAACTTCAAGCCCGAGCTACTGGTCTCCATCGCTAGTAACGAGCACATCAGCTCCTCTGACATCAGCAGCGGTTTGGAGCGTCGTCGTCTCACCATCGTCATGAACAATGTGGTGGCGCCTTCGAAGCGTCGCAACTTGATCAGCGTGTTCCCAGACCGTGTTGAGGGTGAGCTCGCCGACGAATTGCCGAACATCGCAGCGTGGTGCCTGTCGATGGATTTCGACAAAATGCGCGACACGTTGGCAAACCCGGTGAAGTACTGCCCGGACCTAAACACGACGAACATCGAAGCTCTGATCTTCAACAACCCAATCGTGGCGTGGTTGTCCGAGTGCACCTTGTACGCACCGAATAGTCAAACTCCTCTGGGTGGTGGTGCGTTCCGCCCGACCATCGACGAACAGGAGCGAGGTCTTTACGTTAAGAACGCCAATTCCGAAATCTACGCATCGTATGCAAACTTCGCTAAATCGAACGGCTACAAAGCTGCAGCAAAGCCACGCTTTGTTGATCGTCTGAAGGAAACCGTGAACAATGTGCTGAAGATTCAAGGCATCGAGCCTAAGTTCATCAACGGCAAGGCGGTGATCAAAGGGCTTCGTATCAAGCCTTACGACCCGTCGACTGATCGGGCTGCAGCGGGTGACAACAGACTGCCATCCCCGGTAGAATTCGTCGCGAACCCCTCTTTGTGGGGTGCAGCATTCCAAGCTCACGATCCAAATCCCGAACAAGAATCAAAATGAAAATCGGAAACGTAGTTCTCGCAACTTTAGGTTTTGGTTGCGCTACAATCGCTTCAGTATCAAATCCTGACTCCGCTGCTCTTGCTGCAGCGAGTTTTGGTGGTGGTTTGGTTAGCGCAGCAGTGCTGACTGATAGCGGGCGTCGTCGTAAGGAAGAGGACAAAAGAGTCGAATCAGCCCGCGTGGCAAAAGTGTTCTCCTTCCTTTACGAAAATAATCGTGGTCTGGTAAGCCCTCAACAGCTTGCTTTCAACGCGGACATCACGCCGGAGAGAGCTGACATTTTCCTTGAAGCCCTGAGTCAGGATCAGAACGGACAAGCGATCCAAACACAGAGCGGCAAGGTCTACAACTTCCCACACCCGTCAAACGCATTGGACGAACTAACGCGGAATGCAACCGCATGGGCTGATGCCAAGTGCGAACCGCTCCTGAGTGAGATCGGTAGTCTTAAACAGCAGATGACAATCATGCAGGCTCGTGCTGCGATCAATCAGATCCCAACCAATGACAGTGCATCAAAAACGTTTGCATCCAATAACAACCCACCTCAGTCGACAAACGACCCGTGGAATAATCTGCTATAGTTAAGAATACGCGCGTAAAGCGAACAAAAAGCCGGGGCCTAATTCAAGCCCCGGTTTCGCTGTATCTGGGATTACTCCTCCTCCGAGTCCTCCGCAGATCCAGTATCTTCGAGCAGTTTCAAGTCATACTCCTTCGCGACCTGTCGCATCAACTCCGGTGCACGGTATTCGTTAAAGGCAAGCTGGCACGCACCAGTGCATATGTTTTTCGCAGAAAACCCCTGATAAGCAAGAACTTTCTCGAAAATTTCAAACCACGCGTGGACAGAGGAGTCGATCATGTCTGCCTCTAACGTGAACTCGTGCTCGGGAGCACTGTCCAGTTCGTACCGAGGGTTCTTGTACGAAATACTTATTTTTAAAGTTGAGGAAGCAGACTCAAACATCTTTGCTCTCCTTAATGTGGTTAGCTACGATTTCTTGGAGGTAGTCCATAACACACTGTTTCTTAGACGCAGCTAGATTAACCAGATGCCAGTAGTCCTGTGTAGGTAGATCAACACTGAGGAGAGTACGAGACGATCCAGGCGTGGTGATTTCATAAACAGGAGATTTAGGAAGTTCATTTGGAAAAAGTTGATTACAGAGTTTAGCGATACGCTCCGCTTTAGAAGCGCAGTGCTTGTACTCATCAAAAAGGGTGGTCTTGAGGATTCCCACAAGGGATTCGCAGATCTCTTCGTCGTCTAAGCAGGCGTAGAGACGATCTGTGAAGAAATCAATTGTGCTTTCACGTTGTTTTTGTTCATCAAACATGAATCCAGCCCTCCAAGCCGCTGGTAGTAGAAGAGGACTCCACAAGTGCTTCGTGGATGACCGGCACACATTCTGCCAGAATTTCTCCGATTTGCTTGGCGATCACCCTGTGTTCGAGCTGCGTGTCAGGGCGAGCACGCAAACCTACGTAGAAAATCCAGTCGCGAAGTGTTCCCTGCATGTGAAGTCGAGTCGGAGAGCACATAGGGAGGATATTCCTGGCGCATTCCTTAGCCACGCCGCTCTGGAGCATCGCTTCGTATATCTCTTGTATATCCTTGTAGACCTCGTGGACGCGTTCCTTTAGCGAGTCCTTGACCTCGCCATCAGGGAAGGGAAGACTGTTTTGACGATTTTTAAAATCTTGAGCCCGGATGTCAAAGTCCCAGCATGTATCATTGAGTGTCGCTAGGATGTCTGTAGGATCACTATAACGCTGCGAAAGTTCTTGATAATGAAATGCCCTGTGGCGAATTATCTGTGCACTGATAGCACGAGAAGTACAGATGCTAAAAGATGCACAGACTTGTTCGTAGACAGACCAATGTCCGTGCGCAATACAGTATTTTAAAAGTTTTTTATACTCGTCCCGCTTCGGATTCTTTGTGCTGACTCGGGCGTGCTCACCAACCACGTCCTCAGCGTGAGGCGTGATCCAATCAAGCGACGCGAAATGAAGTTCAGTTAGCGGAGTCGACACCGGCAGGCTGATCAGATTCGTTCTGCAGCATCATAATGCCAGCAGCAATCTGATCAGCGAGACCGGGGTTTTCTTTAACCACCTGACCGGCATAGCGATCACTCAGATACTCCATCTGAGTGGGGTCAATCCCGATCTGGGGGCCTGCGAAACGCATCTTATGTACGTGGGAACGTTTGCTGGTATCTTAACCGGGCTGTCACTTCGCTAGGAGTCGTGCGAGCGAGACGCTGAGCATCGAGACCAAAGCGCTGGCCCGCCATCCGGACAGGAAAATCGTTGTCGACGACCATCTCTACTTACCCTGCAGTTTCTGCTTAGATAAAGCTAACAAGTTGTTCATCATGTTGTGGGTGAGCACGGGGTAATCCTGCTGCACCAACTTGGTATTAAGAAAGTTCTGGTTGGGATTCTGAATCATCTTCTGCATCATCATGCGGCTCTGGGGAGTCGCTTGCTGCATACTCATCATGTATTCAGCCTGACTCATATCATCAGCACTGTCAGGAAGCGGCACATTACGTTGGTTGTACCCTGCAGGGCCAACAAGTGCTGTAGACTTTTTAATGTTACCTTCTGAATACTCAACAGGACCAACTGCAGGACGCGCATACAGTCCGCGATCTCGGGCGAACTGCGTGGCTACACGAGGACCATTATCGAGTTGCATCACCCGACGGATACCCAGTCCGGGTTCCTGGTTAAGGCCCACGCCTCCGGGGGGCATGGCGAGTCCGCCCATAGCTTCAGGCTCTTTGCCTGTCTGACTGGAGCCGGGGAGGATAGCCATTACTTGTCGCCTCGATTAGCGCTTCGGTCTCGTACTCTTATGTTACTCGAAGAATTATTTAGAGGGTTTTTGTCCTTGTGGTCAATATCCTTCCCGTCACCCTTGTGAACTCTGCCATTACGCTCCATATGACGGCGAGCTTTATTCCTAGCAGCCCGCCGTTTCTTCTGCTTCTCAGTGCCGTGGTACTCGTTATATTCTTCTTTGTAATCTCTAGTCATCTTCGATGACAGCTTTACACTCTAGTTTACCGCAATTAACTTTACTGACGACAGTCTCGATAAAAGACTGATCTTCGTTCAAATTGTCCCGAACGAGCTCAGCTAAGTCAGTGCAAAACTGCTGCCAAAGACCCGTGTACAGACCGTTATTACGACCGTACAGCCAGTAGAGCCAATCGATGAAGTCTGCCCGACGCTGCTCATCGTTTACGCTCCAGTTGTCCAGAAGCATTTGGTAATCGACAGGCGCCCGCATTGGTGGAGTGTTGGGGTACCTAATCTACCGCCCACGCGGGTCAGTCGTCGTAAATCAGATCGATCTTTATTTTTCGGATAGGTTGGCCGAGGTACTCGTCGACCTCGCAGGGAAGCTCCCGGACAATATCCATGAGGATATTGACGTATAGGTTGTCGCGGTATTCCATCATCAGCGCCATCTCGCGAGTTTGTAAATCTCCGAGCGGGCTACACTCATCGTCCCAATTGAAGGTGCGTTCATTTGCACGCTCATTGGCGCAGCGGGCGATGTTCGCCCAATCAACACTTGTCATGATTTAAATAGAGGCCCGGATGTACCAGCCTGATGTGGGCGATTCTACGAGCCAACGCGGCCCGAGGTTCTTTTTAGAGTACTTCAGTTTCGCGCCCTTGGTGCTCACATAAGTACCGTTAATAAGATCAAGGTCACCAAAAGGATCGTTTACATACACGCTCTTATTGTCGGCTGTGCGTCCGATAATCACGAGCCAGTGACCCCCTCCAGTCGGGTTGCTGACCGAACCCTTGTGAAGAATACCGATGGGAACAGGGATCCCTCGTTCCAGAAGGTCGTCGATCTCATCCCACGAGCCGTTTTGTTTAAACGACGCAGCTAACCCATAGTCCTGCAGTGCTTCAAGCTGAGAAGTAGGGCTGGTTGTATCGCCATACTTGAAGACGGTGTTGATATACTGATCGTCAGATGTAATACTGTTGGGTTTTAAATACTTCAACAGCATCGCACACGAGCTAGAAAAGCAGGTGCGCATGGGGTCGCGATGATTATCTCGCTGACTGTAGTACGGTACGTTTAAAATAATATCTTTAGGCGTAACAGGTGCAGTCTCGTTAGAGATAGGATCGTTGATAATTTTAAAGTGATCGGGGAATAACCACCAGTCACGGTCCGGCTGAGCGGTCAGCTTGACCTTGTAGTGGACTTCACCGGGAAGCATCGAGATCTCATCCCATTCGTGGGCGGATCCCTTCGGCACGAACAACTTCTCCTCAGCAGCGAGGTCAGCGCTCTGCAGAGGACGGCGCTTTAACCACGTGTCCTGTTTGGCGAGGATGGAGTGGCCCAAGAGAGGATGAGGCGCCTTCGACAAAAATAGCGCCTTCTCAGCGTTTCGCCGTTTTGTTAAGCCTTCCAACACTTTGTCGCCCGCCTTGTTCCAACGCAAGAACTGCGATGCAACGACATTGCGATCAGCGTTATCGTTCAGGAGCCTTAAAAGCGTGGAGGTTTTGAAGGCACCTAAACCAACGTTAAACGCAAATGAGACTAATGCGTCAAATTCAGACTGAGTTAAAGAAACGCGTACGTTAGCCGCAACACCAGACGCGAACCGTCCGACATCCTGAGCAAGGATGTCATCTGCTTGCTTCTGAGTGATGGTGAGACCATCGTGGACATTCGGACCTGTGTGACCGTAGCCTATTGTCCAAATGCCCACGGCGTCTTGATACGCCTTCAGCTTGCAGCCCTCGAATCTCTTAATGAGATCGAGCCCAGCCTGGGAGAGTTTCATCGCTCTTGGACTTCAATCCCGATGCGATACTCAGAACCAGTGCGACCTTTCAGCTGAATGTACGCGGCGTAGGAACCAGAAGCTGCGATGCGCTGCTGAGTCACAGTCGCGCTACGGCTGCTGTATTTAGAAGGACGGGCAGTCATCACTTCAGTACCAGCAGAGTTAAGGATGATTACCTCACCGCATTCCCGCTGGTTACGAATATCAACTTGCAGAATCCCGGTGGCGTTAACGGTCAGTGGGTAATAATCGGAAATACCGTAGAGTCCATCAGCGGTGTACTCGCGAGCACCGGCACTAACAACAACCACGCCGCTTGCATTCAGAGTGCGGCGTTGATCAAAGTGCGTCGAGTTAGAACGCTGGTTGGTGGTAGAGAGCCCGCTAGCCAGAGTGGGGTCGAGCTCTAAATTTTTCGAAAATTGAGTCATCTTTCGACCCTACGATTCCCTAATTATAAACGTTTACTACCGGTGATCTCTACCGACGATGTTCTAAACTTTAGGGGAGGCGAAACAACACAGTGGAAGCTTTAGTTGCTGCGGTGGGCGTTTTCGCCGCTCTGGTTACATGGAGTCACGAACAACGTCAGCGCGTAGTCAACGACAGATTTGAGTCGATTAAGACTCGTATTACGACGGCAGAAACACAGTTGAAGGAACTGCCAGAAAAGTACGTTCTAAAGTCAGATTTAAATGCAGAACTAGATGATATTCGGGTATGGTTGAGGTCAATTAACGACAAATTAGATCGTTTAATTATGGGTAAAGTAAGTGAAAAACTCTAACTACAACATTTGGTTTGCGTTATGTTATGAGCTTTTAATTAAACTGGGTGAACACTACAAAAGTTTAAAGAACAATTACTGGGTTAAGCTAGCTCTCCGTTACTGCCACGAGGATTGGGTCCTCTGGAAAGTCGAAAATACCCTGCGATCTGTTGATCGAGATATCGAAAAGATTGTTGAAGAGTGGGATAAACAGGAAAAGCCTAAGTACGAATTAATTGAGCATGAACCCGACGGATCGAAGGCTCAAGAGTTGCTTGGTGGTGCGATGGAAATTAAATCAACGTGGCGGCGTGATTAACTAAGTAGTTTTATAATGTAGGTAACCGCCGGAATACCATGACTGCCGCTATCGCTTTCCTTGCCGCCCACTGGGTGGATATCGTCGCTATCGCTGCCGCAGCTCACGCTTTAGCACTGGTTATCGTAAACACTACTCCTACGCCTAAAGATGATGAACTGTACGGTAAAGTTTATAAATTTATCGAAGTCATCGCAGGTATCGTGACCAAGATCGCTAAGAAGTGATTTCTTCCTCATCGCCTGCTGGGAGCTGTAATGGCTCCTCGCAGGCTTTTTTGTACGCCACGGCGGACTCGGATTGATTTGGATCCGTCGCTATCCATTCCAGAATTTTAAGTTCCCTGTCGGACGTCCAAAACGTCTGCGACCTAAACCAAAGCATATGATCCGTATCTGACTTCTGAAGATTGCAATCAGCACAAGCTGCTACTAAGTTATTCCTAATTGTCTTACCTCCTCGGGCCTTAGGTACGATGTGATCCAATGTGGACGGATTTTCGCGTCCACAATAAGCACAACCGTCCCAGGAATCTAAGATATCCCGACGGAACCGCTTCCTCGCAGTTCTCCTCTGTAAGCACTGGAGGGAGAACAGGAGATCGTTTTCTGACATCCGGCTCACTCGAAGAGTGGCTTTAGGTCATTTTAGAAAATTTAAATTACTAAATGATTAAAACACTCTGTAGTCTAAAGAACATTTAAACCAGTTAAACTTTAGTTGTACCTAACGGGGAAAATGAACCGTGGCTGAAGTTAATTTTCTGGTTAAAAAAGGGCTGACTGTGCCCAAAGGCAGCGAATCCACGCCTGCGATTATTTTCGATGCGTCCGACCCGAATACTGGTATTTACTCCCCTGCCGCAGACCAACTAGCCATCTCGACTAATGGCACTGGGCGGTTGTTTGTTGATAGCAGTGGCCGAGTTGGCGTGGGAACCAGTACTCCTGGCGGTTTGCTTCACTTAAAGAGTCCTTCTGCAACTGCTGCGTATATATACATCTCAGGGAATGACGCCAGCCCAGAAACTTTTTTTATTGGCCAAGACACGTCTGGGTTGACGCGTCTGTTTCATAATGGTGCATATCCAATTACATTCTGGACAAACGGTACTGAACGCGTCCGACTCACGGGCGACGGCAAATTAGGTCTGGGGACTAGTAGCCCTAGCGTTAGATTTGAAGCATCGGACACTGCTCCTCCTAACGGCGTTGTCGCTACCTTTAGAAATTCGACTGCTGCTGGAGGGACATACGCCGGCATTTCACTGAACAACAGCGGCGGCACTACTCAGTCGGTAAACCTGCTCGCCAATAGAGTAACGGCGTCACCTGGAGCTGATTTTGTTGTTCAGGTTTCAGATGGTAGTACAGGCGCATTGCAAGAGCGCCTCCGTATTACTGAAACTGGCCGAGTAGGGATTGGTACTACGAGTCCTTGGAGCCAGTTTAGCGTCAACATGGACGCTAACAATATGCGTTTTGGCACAGCTCTTGACGCAGGAGGCAATCCATCTATTGATCTTTATCGTTGGCAAGGCACTAGCACTAACTATAAATCTGCAAGAATATCTTGCCTTACTGACGGCAGCATTTCAATCCTTAACGCTACAGCAAACTCAACTGATTTTTCTGCTCAGAGTTTCACCGAACGCGCCCGCATCACATCAAGTGGGCAGCTTTTGGTTGGCACGTCTACTGCGCGTAGTGCTGTAAGCGGCGGATCACCACTCGTCCAGATTGAGGGAGGCAGTGGAACGTCGGGAAACCTTTTGTCCGCTGTGCGTAACAGCAATGATGTTTACTCAGCTTCAATTATTCTTGGTAAGACTAGGGGAACAGTCGGTACAACTACTATTGTCCAAAATAATGACTGGCTTGGCTATATCGCATTCGATGGGGCTGATGGCGGCAATCTCAAGGAAGGAGCTTCAATTAAAGCCGAGGTAGACGGCACCCCCGGCCCTAA